AGACATAACAAGTGCTTGAATATCAATACTTCTATCTTCAAGCAGACCAGTGTTCGGGTTACGAATGAAATGTCTGATTTCACGATTGGCAGGGCCGTTTGATTTCACGACAGCGCCATCAAACACACCGTTACGTGTATATTCAATCTGAAGGTCACGACAGCGTTGACGCCCAATACCTTCGTCAACAGACCAGACAGCGAACGCAGACCGAACGCCATCGACGATAGCAGACGTACCACGAATAAGATTACGCGCTTGCTCTGGCGTTGTGACGGGATCGTTGTCCCTGATCTTCGCCATGTGGTGATTGACTATTACAGTTGCCCCCGACTCGGTTGCCATCTGTGCCAGCAGACCCATGAATGCTGCGCCAGCAGCAGGGTCAGCGTTTACATCCGCGTGAACAAACGAGGCTAGAGGGTCAATTACGATCAGCTTTAGGTTTTCCATCTCTAGCATTTGATCGTAGATACGTGAGAACTCTTCGCCCATCATGTATGAGTTGTCGAACTTCTGCATGATTGGAAACACACCACCCAAGTTGGGCAATGGCAATACGCGTAGCTTGTGATCATAATGTTCTCGGTAATTTCTAGGATCAAGTCGAGCGATACGACGATGCATTTCGTCCTTATCATCCTCGGCTGTGATCAGAATAACATCACCATGCTCTGCGACCAGACCACCAAACGCTCTTTCCATAGATGCGCCAGATGCAACCTTCATGGCTAAGTCGAGCGTCATCATGCCTTTACCGCTATCCCCTGCCGCAGCAAACACCACTGGCACACCTAACGGGATTGTATCTCCGATAAGAAACTTTTGCTCTGGTGCAGACCCTACAAAGTATTTGTCTACCAATAGGCTATCATCAAGAAGCGATATTGGCTTTTTTACTTTGCTTTCATGGGTTTGCAAGAACCTGTTAATGTCAAACTCTTCATCAATAGCATCCGCAGCATCCCATTTCTCAGGCTTTGTTGAGGGAATGTGCAACATAACTGTGGACTTTGCACCGACAGCTTTTGCTTGAGCTTCTACAATACGAGCGAGCTTTTTACCTGCATCATCATTATCAGGCCAAAGAATTACTTCTTTGTTGCGCAAGGGAGAGAAGTCGAACTTTTCTGCTGTGTTTTCAGACAGCATTCCTGCCCCACCGATGGTACAGGTAGCTGTGTATCCAAGCTCGGTAAGGGCATCAGCGCACTTCTCTCCCTCTACCCAAATCACCTTGTTGGAGCCTAAGATGTTGGGTATATTGTAGAGGGGCCTTGGTTCGGGTACACCTTGGCGTCCATTCATGAACTGGCGGAATTGTTTCTTAGGCTTCCCGGCACTATCCCGAACAATTTCGCCAGACTCATTTCTGTCAAAGTATTTGCGCACTGTGACGAGAACCTGACCATGTTCGTCAGTGTAATCGTATTCCTGCTCAAAAGGCGTGTTGGGACCAATCTGCCTCTTTTGTTCGGGTTGCGCAAAGCCGTTCGTGGCAGTTGTATTCCTGACCTCAAAGTTTTGAGGGTTGTTCAGCTTTACGATATTCTCTGGTTGTGGGACAAAATTCTTTGGCAAGTACCTTGAGAAATGTTCTACCGTTTCTGCAAGCGACCAACCGCGTCCTTCTTTGAGTATCTTACAGATACCGCCAACACCATCACCAGACTCAAAATCTTTGCCGCTTAAAAACCACGGGCTGTTTATATCAATATTAATTCTTAGCGACTGACCACGTTCCCCACGCAGTGAGCCTAACATAAAATCGTTTCCGCGACGAACGCCTTCGGGGTAAGTATCAATCAGCATACTTAGCTGAACGTCCCTTGGAACTTCCCTAGAAATGCGTTCGGCTACCTCCTTCGATGTCTTGCCAAACTGTAAAATGTTCATTATCTTGTTCCCTACAAACGGTTACACACTACATATGGGGTTGCGTTGTGCAGACGCTCCCCATTTTTTTTATTCATCCCAACAAGTTTCACGGTATTCGCAAAACTTACAAAGATAAAAATCTTTACTTTGAGCGATACGGGGTAGAATGTCACCCGATTTTGCTGCCGTCAAGATATTCACTGCGCGATCACTAGCTTGCTGCGCGAGAGGTGCATTGTACGGCACTAGCTCGTAGTAAATTTCAGACGTATTTTTATTTACAACAGAAAACAACGCAGGGTTTTCGGTTAGCTCCATATAAGTTTGATACAAAGCAATCTGAGTTGCGTAAGTTGGATTGGCCTTGGCAACGCCCATGTTGACGAACGACCTGAACTTTTTGTCGTTTGCTGATTTGTTTTCCCACAGTGACGGGTAGCCCATAGATACGGGGCCATCACAAATCACGCCATCTATGTGACCGCGTATCTCGCCGTCAGCGATAGAAAATCCAAATTGTTCGCCTTGTTTGTCTTCCGTGCGCAGATCAAACCCTGCATCACGTATCCACTTAGCCGCATAGTCTTCGATATTGTGACCGAACTGAAAGATGCGCAGCGTTTGTGCGCTGAACTCTTTATCGGGATCGACTGGGTAATTCAGATAGCGATATTGTATCTTGCGTTGGCATTCGTCACCAATACTAGATGCGCCAATATACTTGCGGCGTTCACGTTTCTTCTCGCCTGCAACAATAGCATTATCAACCGCTGCCTTAATGTGTTCTACAATCGGGTCTTCTTTAGAAGGGGATTGATGTAGAAGGCCAAGTGCCTGTTGACTTATAGTAAGTTTCTTCGAGTTTTCCAATGTCAATCTCCGCTGCTAGACGTTGTGATTCCTGTAATCCAAAAATCAGAGTGTGGACTTGTTCTTCTGATAGATCAGAAAAACGTGTGTCCCATCCGAACTTGCCCAATATGTGTGCCAATTCTTCGATTGGCTTTGGTTCTGGTGGTACTGTCAATGTATTGTCTCCTCCTTTATTCCGAACAATTCTATGATTTCATCGACTGCCTCCGGGTCAGCATCTTTGTTTCGAAAGCCAATGTTCATGACTTCTTGGCCTTTCACCATTATGGCTGCTGTCCCGAACAAAACGGTATGTTCCGCTTCGTGCAGTTGATCTTGGATTGCTTCGTTTGCTACATTTTGCACTTCGTGCAGGTCAGTTGGATCGTTGACCCAACAAACCATTTCAATCTCTGAAGTTTCGACATTACCATCGTCATCTTCTGCAAACATGAGATACATTTCAAACCTTGGCATCAGGGGCGTCCTTACTCGAAAATTCTCCACCCAGAGAAGAGTATGCCGCTTTGTCTACCCACGAGTCTGAGTGATCTATCTTGTTCAGGATACGCGAAGTTTTGAGCCAGTCCATCATTAATGCAACGTGCGTAGGAGTGATTTCCCCATGCGATATAATTGCGCTGCGCAAAATAACGTTCCAACCCTCTGCAATTCTTTCATGATTATCGTAGGCTTCACCGTAATCTTTGGCCCTTGCGCCATTGATTAGACTTTCTGCCTGTCTTAAAAAATCTTCTCGCCTCAATGTAATTTCTCCTGTGCTGCATAGAACGCCTTGCTTAGAGCGTCTTTGTTCCAACAAAAACTCAAAGCACAGCCTGCTTTATATTTTGTCCACGAGAAGTCCATTGAACTGACATGGATGCCATAATCCATCAACAGGTTCTTTTGCTTCTCTGTGGCCCTGTTATTGAGCCAACGCTTTGTTTTGTTGGCTGCATCGCTGTCTTCGATTTCGCGCAAGAAGTCATCGGCTGCTGACATAGCATGAACCTTCTCGCCAATCGCTACGGTGCGAACACGTCCTTTTTGTGACTTTACCATAGCAACCCACATATCATCTTTAATGTGACCTACAAAGGCAAAGCCCTGAAAGCCCATAGCCATCAATGCATTGCCCTCTTGGAATGGGCTAATCCATAAGAATGGCGATAGCTGCATCAGATCGTATTCTGTCATGACGAACTGTTCGAGCGCGGACTTTTCTTCTGCTACGAACTCATGACCGCAGATGGGACACTCTGATACACGCGCATGAACTTCTGCATTACAAGAGGGGCATGTTTTTGTGGGTGCTTCGCCATC